AGGCCATGCTCACAAAAGGGCACGATGGTTCAAATGATTGGTCGTGGGCTACGCACGATTGATCCAGAAGAGTTCCCTGGCATTGTTAAGACAGATTGCGTGGTTCTTGACTTTGGCACAAGCGTTCTCACGCATGGGTCTTTGGAAGACGCAGTTGATTTAGATGATCGAGAAAAGGGTGAAGCGCCTCTGAAAGAGTGTCCAGAGTGCGAGTCCTACGTTCCTATGGGTGTTCAAGAGTGTCCAGTATGTGGGCATCTTTTTGAGTCAGAGAAAGAAGAAAAAGAAGAATTATCTGCATTTACCATGACGGAATACGACTTGATGCAAATGTCACCGTTCCGTTGGATTGATTTGTTTGGTGATGGCAGCTTGCGTATGGCGACAGGTTTCGAGGGATTTGTCGGGGTAGCTAACACATCAAAGCTATCAGTTGCGTTTGGCAAGCGCAAAAAGGGTAAAGTGCGTGTTCTTGCCGTTGGCGGCAAACCACAAGCTACCGCAGCCGCAGATGATTTTTTGCGTGACATTGAGGATGGCAGCGCAGCAAAGAAGACTAAGCGTTGGTTGGATCAAAACCTAACAGACACACAACGCAGTCATTTAGCTACGCAAGGCATCGAAGTAAATGGATTTGATTTCTCTTGGACTAAATACAAGGCAGCATGCATGCTTAGTTTTATGTGGAACAGAAGTCCAATTGAACATGCAGTGGAGGCTTACCTATGATAAATTGGGCTATTTATGATGAGGGAATGAAAGTTTGGAAAGACGGTAAGCTCATGGCAATTATCCCATGTTCACAATTTAAATACATTTTATCTGATTTGGCGTTATGGTTAAGAGATAACGACACAGAGAGGCAAGAGGATGGCTAGGTTTGAAATGATTTTATCAATAGCCAAGCGCAGTAATCAGAAAGAATTATACACAGAAGAAACTAAATACGTTTGTTTTTGTAAGAACTTGAAAGACTTGGGTGAGATTACAGATACAGCAAACGAAGTTATCCAAGATGAGCTAGAAGATTCTGAAGAAGGCGAAGTTTTGTTCGGGTCAGCGGATGTCATTGTAAACGACCTTACAATTTTGATGTTGCAATACACAAACAGCCAACTTCCAAAGAAAGAAATAGATGAGATTATTGATTTATTAACAGAGCAACAGGGAGCAATGCATTAATGGAAGAAAGAAAGCCAATAGAAGAACTGGCATTTATATTAGGAAAGTTCGGGTGGGAAACCAGATTTTGTGATCTATCAGAAGATCAGGTTCATACACTCGTATTTGGATTACAAGAGGCAGCAAAACTATCATCGGAGATTGAAATTGGGAAGCTCGAAGAAAATTACTTTAAGTCAACTGGCGTTTGGCCCCATACAAGCATCCCATTCTGATCCCGTAGTAGAGGCGATAGCAGAGGCTGTAGACCGAGGAATTGTTCGGGTTAATGAGAAGAAGAAGCGGCGGAAGTACCTGGGGGCATCAAGTATTGGTGATGAGTGCAGCCGTAAAATACAGTATCGTTACCTAAATTATCCTCAAGATGAGAACTCTGGCTTCAGCGCACAAACGCTACGCATCTTTGAATTTGGTCACGGGATCGAAGATCATGCAGCTAAATGGATAAAGGATGCAGGCTTTGATCTCAGGACAGAAGACAAGATGGGAGAGCAGTTCGGGTTTTCAATTGCTGATGGTGAGATCAGAGGTCACATAGATGGTGTGATCTGCGATGGTCCTGTTGATATGTGTTATCCCGCGTTGTGGGAAAACAAGTCAGCAAAAGACAACAAATGGAAAGCCTTTCAACGTATGGGCGTAGCAAAGGCAAACCCAACATATGCAACGCAGATCGCTCTGTATCAAGCGTATATGGAGCTAACAGAATGCCCTGCTTTGTTCACAGTCGTAAATAAAAATACGTCTGAAATATACTATGAGTTAGTTCCTTTTGACAAAGAGTTGGCACAAGCAGCAAGTGACAAAGCAGTAAATATCTTGACTGCATCGAAAGCAGGTGACATTCTACCTCGCATAGCTCAAAGCAAAGATTTTTATCTTTGTAAGTTCTGTGAGTTTAGGGAGACTTGTTGGAAGGGTGAATAATATTAGGGGTCAGCACCGTGTCAATGCTAACCCCTTAAAGTGGTAAATATGAGTGTAAGGACAATATAATGTCATTGAGAGTAGTTGGCAATACAATATATGGGGGCAACCAAAAAGATTTAGTCGCTGAGATTACGGAGAAAGTTCCGTCATATGTACAGATTGAAGCACTAAAGAACGCTTACCCAAACGGAAGAGTTGTTCGGAATGAGTTCTATCTTGGCTCATTGGCAGGCGAAGCAGGGCAATCTCTTAAAATAAACATTGATCCATCAAGTCCAAACTTCATGCGCGGCATGGATTTTAATAGTGGTGACGGGATCGGGGG